ATACCGTCGCAGATATAGACTCCGCTGTTTGCTTTAAACTCGATATTGCTTTATATTGTTCAGTTGCTCCAGGCTCTTTGTTAAGATTGCTAACAATGCTTGAGATACTATTAGCATTTTGCGTAATAAGGGATTTGTTTTCAGCATCAACCTGGGCCAATTGATTCATAGTTTGATTGAACAATGCGTGACTGACCTTAGTTGTCTCTAATGCGCTAATAGCCGCATCGGTCGCAGCCTGCATAGCTGGTATATCTTTAGTCTTTAATTCATCAATAGCGGATTTGAGCACTGCTTCTGCCTCTTCAGCGGCGGCTTGCATAGCAGGGATATCTTTAGTTTTAAACTCATTAAACGTTGCTGTTAGTGCTGTTTCTGCTTCCGCAATAGCGGCCTGCATAGCTGGTATATCTTTAGACTTAACTTCATTGATAGCCGATTTGAGAGCTTCTTCCGCTTCTTTGATAGCTGCTTGTATAGCCGGTATGTCCACGTTCACAACTTCATTTATCGTATCGTTTATTCCCTGTTCAACCTGGCTTATTGTTTCGTTTATCGCCTTTTCTAGTTCTTCCGCTAAGATTTGCTGATGTTCAAACATCATATTTACCTGTCCGTTTAAGCTCTTGATTCGTTGCTCAATGAACTGCTCTACTTTTTTAATTGTGGCATCCATAGCGACAATTCTCAGTTTCTGCTCTTCCGTAAGCAGGTCAGAGACTTCTCCGATTTTTTTGTCGCTGATTTCCAATATGCGGTTAAGCCTCATAAAGTTGCGCTCTAATGATTCTTGCGTAATATGAATATCAAGTTTATCTGTTGCCACCGTTTATACCCCCACTCTGTCCAGTTTAATATCATTGATCGCGAATGCTCCCCGCCTACTCGTTAAACGTACAGCAAAACTCTTGCAGCGATATACTTGCCGCTTTTGCTCCGGTGTTGTGCGAGTAAGCGTCCATATTGGATAGTTCGCATCATGAACATACCCTTTTTGGTCATATACATATGGGCTGGCGGCAGTATAACGAATCGGCAATTCCATCTTTCCGATACTGGCCTTTGCCTCAGTTATTCCTTTCGCGTCGATGGAGGCAGCAAGACGCTTAATAAGGAATTCGTCCATTGTGGTATATTCTTTTCCTATTACATCTATCTCTATCGGCACACCGTTAACCTCTGTATCCGCAGCCTCGTCTAGCTTATAGATAGTGTCATCTGCCAGAACATACACTGTATTACCAACTAGACATACATCAGATATTGGTACGCTAAACCTCCGCAATGTCCAAGCTCCCGAACTGTAGTGGAACAGATATGTATTCCCTAGCTCATCAGCCCTTACCCATATTTGCTTTTTCGGAGCTACGTCCCAAAGACAAGCTTTTTGGCTAACACCTCGCAAAAGCTCTTTGTTAACCGCTGCACCTACTGCCGCCGTTTTAAGCGTGCCGTATTCTCCTGAATTAAAAGCAATAGCGTTAAAACCATCCCGACCCACGTAAAAAAGACAATTTTCAGCAAACAACAGACAATTTTGATTTACTGTATAAACACCTTTCGGGCCGTCGTAAGCGTTAAAGAGTGACGGATGATCGCCAACAAAACGGTGAGTCTTGCCAGAATTTTTTACTACTATGATGTTGCCGGCAAGTTCTTGCATAGCGATAATGCCGCCGGTGCCGGGTGCAATATCGGCATACCAAGCGTCCTGTTCCGTCCATTGATCTTGCATTCCAGTGCCGAACCGCCAATTGCTTATATCATTGGCTCCGCACATGCTAATCCGGTAACTGCCGACATTGGCCACGTATAATCGCCCACCCCGGACATGGCACATACTGGAGACAGGGGAAGATGCGACTTCTGTTAACGTGGTATCGGCATATCCGCAATACTGCACACGATTACCGCTTACGATGGCTGTGTGCTGGCCATACACCTCATAGGCCGGCCGTTTAATGCCATTTAAAAATCCCATGCTTATAGGTACTGTCTGCGATGAAAGATAACCGGATAGTCTATACAACTCCCGGCCACAGTTAGTAAGAAAATAATTGTCTTTGTAATTATAAAAAAGCGTGTCGGCCGCCGCCGGTAGCTTTAGTACCGGGACAAGACCGTCCACGACTTTGAGTTTGCCTGTTACATAGTCAAGTTCTACGTTGACTGCCTTCTGCAGCATGTTTGGGAGAAACCGGGCGCTGCTGGCTGGGATGTCATAGCGCAGGCCGCCGGAGAAGTCTGCAAGCGTTAAAGTTTCTACGTTTTGGTGTTTACTTGCTAATCGCACGTTATTAACACCTACCTTGCTCCGGCCAAGTGATAGCCTCTAATTCCTCCGGCGTTGTGGCCGCATCGATCTGCTCCTTGAGTTGACGGGCTATCGCATGGACTGTCGCGCTGTGAACGGCCAATGCCTGCGATACGCCTAACATGCCATCGGCATCGAGAATAACAGTTGTGTTATCAGCTAGTGTCCAAGTTTCTTTAAATGGTACACCGGCCATTTTGGTCACAACAGCATTTTGCGCAGCAATCGAAATGCGTTGGACACTGTCTTTGTCGGCATCATATGGGTTGCCTGCAAATAAAAAAACGCTCTGCTCTTCGGCGTTGCGTATGTCATTAATTTGTTGCCTTTTCAATTCTTTAAGCTCTTCAAGAGTCGATCCCTGTGGCTCGACGTATGTCCATTCGCCGTCAATAACCCTATAGTTTTGACCCCGAGCAAAAAAATCGGCGTGCTGTTCTTTCGTGATTTGTATGTTGGGAACGGGTACACCATTAGGGTAATTTAAGCTAGTGTCGTAAAAACTAGGGACACCATTTTCATCATAGTGTACTTTTATCATAAATTTCCTCCGCGTCTTGTTTTGATGCTACCACTAATCGCACGTTATTAACACCTACCTTGTAACCTGAAGCAAATCATTAAGCAGTTCCTTGTCCTGACTAATATCATATTCGTTCCGATTTAACGCATACATAGCTACAATATGTACGAGTATACTTTTATACCGCATTTTAAACAGTACGACATCCGAAACTGTGGTTACATGAGGCATTAGGCTGAAATAACGCACGGTAACCCGTTCATGCCCCTCAAACAGTTTCAAGGTGTCCTGTATGATATACGCTGGATATTGCCCAGCGAACGTGTCCCAATCTATAGGAACCGGCGTACCGTCAGCGATAGATATTTCCTGTATCATTTCGGGTTTCTTGAGGCCGATAAGATAACCATTTAGATAGTCAATCGCTGTGTTCAAATAGGAGATTAACTCACCATCCGTATATACAATGCCATCCAGATCATTTATCCTTGGACGAACCTCATCAAGTACAGAGGCTGCATTATAGGAACTACTTGACTCGCCGCCGGCGCCCTCAAGCACAAACCGCCAGGGACCATTAGCCCTAATTTCAATAACTTTAAACGGTGCAAAATCCCCTTCAAACTGTTCCATACCCAAGACCGTAATCGTCTGTCCACTCACTGTAATTGTGAGTAGGCTTAACGAATCGTTAATGATATTCAAATGAGTACAATATTGGGTAAACGTTTTGGAGTAGTTATTAGTGCCGCTATCACTGTGGATTATCAAGGTATCTATCACCTCACAAAAAACGGAACCCTATGGCTCCTGTTGTTTTAGCATTATTATTTCTGCCGCTTGCTGATCAACTCTTGCTGACAACTCCTGTACGGCCTTGATAAGTGGGCCAATGAATTCCTCATATCTAAGCCCATACTGACCTGTTTCCCTATCTTTCGTAAGTAACCCGATATCTTTGCCCTCTAGTGCCGCTTCTACCTCTTGGGCAATTAGGCCGACATGGGTACGGATACCGGGGAGAGGCGTAACGACTTCTTTGTATATAGGGCGTTCTTCAGTTATAGCAGGGATGATGATTTCTTCTGTTACTTCTTCTTGAACTAACTGCTCCTCGGTTACTGCTTCCTTCACCAGTATTTCTTCGGTTATAGCTTCGGTAATTACATTGCCTTCATCGTCATAACTTGCTGGTGTAACTTCAATAGTTGTATATTCTGCTTCGGAGACTACTACTGTTTCATATACAGCAGGTGTAACTACCTTGATTTCTTTTCGCTCTGGTTCAATTTCTACTAGTTCAGTTCCGTCTTGCTCGGAGGTTACTTCATTTTGCCGTACCTTGTATTTGAACTCTACGGGCCGTAGAGAGTTAATAAAGTCTAAGCCTAACGTAGTATCTAGGATGTCAGTTTTGGCGTTGCGATCAGAGGTGCTAATGGTGGCTGTGGCTGCGTAAATCTGCGAAAAACGGTAACTTGAATGCCCCAAGGCACAAACATTATCGGTAGTTGGTCGGAAAGCATTACCTACTACTGCAACCCTTTGGATATTATCAACGGTAAAAACGATAGGCAAATCTGTAAGTGTAGTTAAACAAAGGCCACTAGTCGTCCCATGCAGAGAGCCTATTTTGTTTCCGTTGGCCTGAAAGTTGAGTATGCCTCCTGTTGTACCATTGAGGCTAATGCCGCCATATCCAGATATAACAGTAGGTGAGGTTGTGTTTATACCTATGTTACCACTAAACACGGGGTTGTCTGTTGTGGCAATCTCTTTCCATTCTCCCCAAGTTCCGGTATAGCAATTACGATACCAAATCTTAGGATTTTTACTTATCACAAATTCAGTTAGTGTCTGTTTATGCCCGGCGTGTCGTTCCACTAAAAGGGAAAACGCAAAACCCGTGGGACAATTTTTTATTGTCGCTACTATAACATTTTGGGGGCAGTAATACATTCCCGGAAGTGTATAGTTGTTTAAGTCTGCGTTTAATGGAATTGTTGTTGATAATAGATTTGTAGCTGTAGCGGCGTTGCCGGCGATACTGCCGTCTGTTGTGGCTAAAGTTTTTATTATCCCGTCTGTAAAAGTTATACCAGTCTCATCGGTAATAAGAGATATGTCTAATTTACTGGGAAATGATGCTACCGCAACATACCCCACCATAAGTTCAGCAATATTAATTTTAGGGTAATTCCATACAGTAGTTGTTGTGCCTAGCAGGATACACAAGCAAGTACCATCATGCCCAAAACGCACGCCATTTACGGCAGCATTTGGAGTTAAAAGTGTCTTAACTCTGTTCCACTCTGTACCCCTATTATTGAGATGTGCTTCTATGTTTAACGTCCAACTATCTGCTGTCGCGTAAACATAACCTTCTATCCTCATTTTTAACATTACTTCACTGGTCAATCCAGTTGGTATAGTAATCTTAATTGCGCCAGTAACAATAGAGTTACTATTGTATTGTGCCGCATCACGGATAACCCTTATACCGTCTCCCACGTTGTCGTATGATAATTTAGTGTTTACACTTGTATCCACTTGCGATTTTGTGTAAGCATCAGCAATACCATAGCCTGCTAATGTTGTTGCTTTTGTAGCCTTTGTCCCAATAAGTTTTGTCATTGTCGATGCGAAGTTGGGATCATTGCCTAAAGCATTACTTAATTCATACAGAGTATCTAATGCTTCTGGTGCAGTGTTTACTAAAGTAGCTACTGCGCCATCGGTGTACAGATTAGCAGAAGCTTTAATAGCCAGGTCTTTCGTATCGACTTGTGACTCTACCCCGTACCCTTGTAACGTAGTGGGTTTACCTGATATCTGCTTCCAGTTATGCGCCGTTTCAGCGTTTACATGACTATTAACTTTCTTTGTAGCATCGGCAGCGGCCGCGTTAATAGCCGCTGTCTTTGCAACATCAACCTTCTGTTGAGCGCCTTCCGGCGTCTCAGCACCGATCTGCTTTGTTGTAACGCAATGAGGGTTATCCTCTCTGCCCACATGATTATCGACGCTAGACTGCACATTCTGTATCTCATTTGCTATTTTTTCACTAGACCATAAGGTCTGCACGTTCTTGATTAAATCATTAATGATAGGGGGTATCTTGTTCCAATTCATGTTTCTGCCCCTCCTACTAAGCTTTGACTAAGTTCTGTCGCACCCTTACCACATTATTGTGCAGCCTGCTGTTGCTGTTTCTTAATCGCGGCGATACTTTGTCGCACCTGATTTAGCATGTTTTCATCCTGCGGCATACCGCCAGTGTCACGACCTAGAGCATAAATAACCGTTAGCTGAACCAGCACCATATCATACATAGTGGCAAATGGACTATTTTCAGCGATCAATACGTGCGGTTTCTTAGCAAAATACCGAATTTCCATTTTCGTCTGCGAACTATCATGGGCTTGAACCACGCCATTCTGTTGATACAATGGATGCTGGCCTGCAAACTCTACAAAATCATCAGGCAGAGCCTTCCCAATTTCCTGCTGAAACTCTCGTACCATTTCACTATCACGCAAGGTAATTAGTTCCATTGATAGAAAATCAGAAGCGTCATGAAAATAATCTAATAACTCATAGGTCGAGTAGTTAATACCGCCCGGATCTTTAATACGCATTCTTGTTTTAATCAGCAGATCGTTAACTTTAGTCATAGTAATACCCCCGTACTATATGGATTCTCTTGTCCATGCTCTCAGCCTGCCGTACGACGCGCTGTATCCAATGTGCTTTTATTTCGGCAGACAAGCCGGAAAGACTATGCACACAATAGTCTATAATGAGTTCATCAAATTCTACCGGCCATCCAAGTACATCATCTTCTGTTACCTTGGCCCGGTCTGGAACATCAAAGTTAGGCGGGTCAAAATACTGGTCTATAATTCGGCGCAGTTCGGCCCTAGCCTTGTTCACGGTCTCCAGTAGTTCCCAGGGGCTAACCTGTACAGCCTTCATATCCCCCAGCCGCCGCCGAATTTCCACGATAAGCGAAGATATTTTCGTCAAGCTTCATACCTCCTATATAAGAAAAAGGCCGGCATTATCCGGCCCTAGTCTTAATCGGCTTTCGCACCGGTCACGACTTGGATAACACCGAAGTCCTTGCCGTTGTATTTGGACTTCGCTATACCATGGATAATGCCGGTCGCAAAGCCCTGCTGATTGTCGTAATCAAACGCTTTTTCGCGCCAATAGGTTTTCTTGGCCACGGCATGAACTGCGGCCTGCGCACCAAGGAAAAGACTATGCGCAACCTTTGCGCCACTTGCGCCGGTTGCTGTGATAGGTACATTCTCATGCGCGTGGATGATTACGCCGTCCCAGATACCTTCGGCGCCACTGAATATCGGATTATCCTCGCCTCTTATATTGGCATGCAGCTGCGCGTTCAACCACCGTTCATCCTTCCGTAAATCGCGTAGCTGATAGTCTCGGCAGACAATCACATAATGGGGCTTGCCTTTCACCATGACGGGTCTAATTTTGGGCTGGGCATTTGCCGCTTTGCGCTTAACGATCTCAATTAGGTCTGTTGTCAAAACGTCGGTGTCCGTGATTTCGTTGTCTTTCGTCGCGCTACCGGCATAAAGCACCCGGCTTGGCGATGGAGTATCTGACAACTGTTTAAATATAATCTTGTCAATATATTGAGCCATCCATCGACCTAATAATGTCTTAGCCTTATTGCGCATGGGGTAAGGTGATTTTTGTTCTGCCAATAGGCCGGCTAAACGGACAGCGTTCCGCTTTTGGTCAATGGTAACTTTCATATCGTAGAAAACCATTTCTTCTTCGTTGCCTTCAAGAATGTTGTCACCGTCAACTCCATTCCCTTTTAAGTCCATAAGCAAGCCGAAAATGACGGTATCACCTTTTGATTTTTCCAACTCTGTCACCCGCTGGATAATGCTATTTTCATCCGAGCCGGTGAATTTTTCGAAATAACTTTGCTTCTTAGCCTCCATCCATACGCTTTTATGCCATATTTGGGGCACCAGGGAGGCAGGTACTTTACTCAATGCCATTTACAATCACACTCCTGTTGATTTTAATAATTTTTCTTGCTGGGCCGGTGTGAGCCGGTCAAAGTCATTAACCAAGTCTTCAAGGTTCGCATACTCTGTCGGCGCGCCGCCGCTCTTAACTTGCATACTACGGGGCATGGCCGCCATTTGCTGCATCTTGTTGACCTGCGCCTGACCTTGTGCAACGCGGGCGGTCTGGGCCTTCATGCCAAGTGCCATCATGTACGCGAACTCTGCGGGGTCAGGCATGTTTAGTACAAGGTCGTTAAACGCCTGGTCTTGCAGCATGCGCTGGTGAATTGGAGTCACAACCTCGATAAAGTCCGGGTACTTGGCCTGCGCCAAGGCAATGGAGCGTTCTGTACGAACTTGCCTTGCCTGCTGTTCCTGCATCTGCTGAAACTGTTGTTGCATGTCCTGGATAGGTTTAAGTTGCGACGGCAGGACAGCCTCCAGGTGTTGGCGTACTATGCCAGCCAGCGGGTCTTCATCCTTGGGCGGTTGCTGCGCTTGTTGCAGCTGTTGTTGTTGCGGTTGCGCCTGGGCTTGTTGCATCTGTTGGAGCAACTGAGTCATAACCTGCATTTGATTCTGTAATGCTGTATATGCTTGCTGCGAGTCAAACTGCTGTGGTTGCTGTTGCTGTTGTGGCGTCTGAGCCAGCGTCTGGCTCTGCGACATATCAGGAGCGGCAGCAGCAGCCGGTGTGTGTTGCCCTGCGTTTGGTGTAGCCCCTGCGTCCCCTTCACCTGTGCCGGTCCTTGTGTCCTCTTCCCTCATGATCTCGTCGATCAACGACTGGTCAATCCCTTCTACATCTTCCATTGGGTTTTTATCCTCTATTTCCATGTGTCGTTTCCTCCTTACATTATTGGAGCCTGCATACCATGCGGCCCTATTCCTGGCTGTCCTGGTTGACCTGGCGGCACTCCGGTTTGTGCCGGCTGCTGTCCAGGAGGCATCTGTCCAGGCATCATTTGGGGCTGCAAAGCCAATTGTATGCGCTCTTTAAGCTGCTCTTTGTTGTCGAAGTCGCTTGCCTCTATAACCATATCCGCGAACAGCATTTGCATTTGAGGTGGCATGAGCTTCAACAACTCCAAGAGGCCATAGTATTGAGCTATACGTTGCGTCGGCGTGGCCGGCGCTTCGCTTATGACAATATCGAAGTCACCAATTGACAGGTCATTTAGCGTCTTGTGAATGGCGTTACCTAACCAATCATATCCGACAACCTGCTGCTGGTTAACCGCTATAAACTCATCCTGACCGCCATCACCAAGGATTCTAAATGTCCTTTCTTCAGTGAAGTATTGCGGGATAATCCCTGGCGCACCTTTACAGCCCCAAAGCATGTGTAAAATTTGCTCCTTAGTCTCTCTAAGATTGTCGAATAAGCCTGCAATCTGTGTAACGCCCTGACGCTGCCGAAGTTCAATAGCCTTGCCACTCATGCCGTCTGCCATCTCTTGCCCCAGCATAGCCTCGTTAATGCCGCTAATCTCCCGGAAATCCTCGCTGCCCTTGGCATCAAACTGCGCAAACACTGCTGGCACTTGTGTCGTATCAAATTGGCGCGGCGGTTCGTGTTCGTACTCCACGACTACGCCGGGTGCGCTGCCTGCATCTTCAAGTTGCTTCTTAGTCCTGGGCTGCCCAGCTTTTAGAAACCACCCCCTATTCGCCATGGTGTTGATCATATGTAAGAACTGACTGCGCCGCTTGTTGTGCTCTCGTTGTATATCCTGTAGGTCCCGCACAATGCCAGCAGGCTCCTCTCCTTCTTCCCCGAGATAATAGGCATAGAACGGCACGAACGGGAAAAGGCCATGCTGGTAGGGGCTAGGTATGTCCTCCATCTCTACGTCTCCAATCATGACATAGCAGTGGATCTCAGTCTGTGGTACTTGGAAGGTCTGAGTCGGTATCATGCCCGGTATAAGCTGCTCCTGAGTAACAACCTGGCCACTGACAGAGTAATAGGTCTTATGCGTGCGCTCCTTGTACCAGACAGTAACCAACCGACACTTTTGCTTTTTGACATCGTACCATATGGGCTCTATATCATCGTTGTTGAGCTCCTCGTCCTGGTCTCGCTGCTGGGTAAATGCCTCGATATCCTCTTCATGCTCCGGATATGTCCGGATAAGGTCGGCCTTAGACACCCACTTAGCATCTACGACATATTCAGCGTCCGACAAGTCGGGCTCCCGGCTCTCAGGGTCAACATAAATATCGAACGGACTGCGGCGCTTAATATAAACCTTACCGTCCATGGTGTGGAAGTCAAACTCATAGCCGACTTCTGCCCAACCAACGCCACCTATGGCCCCATCAAGGAAATATCGGCTTTCCCACCGGTTAAAGTTGCAGTTATCCATTATGTATTTTGTCACGCCCTTGCGGACTTTGCACAGATCAAGGTCTGAGGCGGTACGGGGCTTAAACTCAGGTTCGTACCGGTTTAGACGCTGATAGCCCGAGATAAGATTGATAAAGGGTCTTATCCGATTAATCGTTATGTGTGGTCGCCTTTGTTTGTCAAGTTTTTTTATTTCGGCATCCTCCCACTGCTTGCCGAAGTAGAATTTATAATCGGTCTTGGCTGTATCACGCCAAAGCTTCTGCTTTTCTATCGCGGCTTTAAACATGCTGCGAAAGCGGGACAGTTTAGGGTTTAACTCTTCTGCCGATTGCATTTTTTCTCACCTCCTTACCCAGCCATATATCCGGTTTCGCTGTCGTCATCGTCATAGTCATTCCAGGCATCACGCGGCTTAACTTTCTCTTTAACAGGAGCCCAGGGGCGAGACATACAGAAATACCGAAGCTCATCATAAAGATGATCTTCCATTTCCGTATCAACGTCCTCCGGTCGCTTCTCGTCGTAACAGAGTGCCGGCAGCGTGCGTATCAAGTGCACACAGTTGGAGAATATCTTTAGCCCCGGCTTGTCAGGCCCTGTGCCGCGCAATCGTAAATGGACCTGCATTTTTCCCTGTAGGCGGTCGTTGTCTGCTGGCTGCCAATATACACCTTCCTTGGCGAATGTCTCGGCAACACTCTCACCGTTGCGGATTTCTTTGCGCTTCTGCCAGATTGACGGGTCGGCAGCACCAAAGCTGATATTCTCGCCCTGTTCCAGCTCCTTAACCTTCCGCGCCACTTGACGCGGGTCTTCTTCGGTGCCAACGTCCGGCTGTCCGGGCTTCATGCCGTACAGTTCGCGGTAACAGTACGCAATACCATCATAGTCAATCGCGTACCAGTGAATGCTATATGGCTTCGCAAAACCCCAATCAAACGCCCGAAAGCGCGGCCAAGCTGCCGGTATCGCAAATGGCGCAATAACATGAACGTCTCTGTTCCACTCGCTAAACACCTGACCGATAAAGACGTCCCAGTCGCCCTCAAGGAACGCCTTACGCTCCTGCTCCGGTAAATTCTGCAAGCGCTTCACGTAGGCAGGGTCGTTCTGCATGAGAGTGCTGTTGTCGAACACTCGCGCCGGGATAAACACGCGCCGGTTGCCCGTTACAGGGTCAAGGACAGCCTTCTCGCCGTAGTTACTGGCCTCGACATAGTTTTGCTTTACGTGGCCGTGTCCTTTGCCGCCTGGATTACATGTTCCTCGGAAACGTGGCGGGAATCCTTTAGCCGAACGCAAGCAAGACAACAGCAACTGTACTGTGCGCTCTGTATGCTTCGTTAGCTCATCTATTCCGATATAGTCAAACTCTTGCCCCTGATATGTTTCAGCATCGGCGTCGTTGCGAACATAACGAAAAAGCACAATAGTTCCATTGATTAATGTCGCCATGTGCTTTGCCTCATGGTATTTATACAGTTCCTTTGGAATTGACCGTTTCCACTCCCGAATTAGATTAGCCTCAAGGTTCGGATATGTCTCACGAAACAAGCCAATTACGGCACCAGGATATTCAAAGCCATAAGCTGCTGCATCCATGACAAGCGCCTTTGACTTACCCCCGCCTTTTGCGCCGCCGTAGACTGCTTCCTCGGCTGGTGTAGCATGAAACAGCGCTTGCTTGGGATTAGGGTCGTAAGGGACGATGATATTGGTCATAGCTTACTCTTTAGGCGGCCTGGGAATGTTAAACACCACATTGACCGGTACGCCACCTTCGCCGCTGATCTCCTGCTTAACATTGTCCCTAAATTTCTCCGGCCTTGCTCCTTTCAGCAG